TTTTTATTAGAAGAATCCACCATCAATTTTAGATGAAAACACCAATCCACCGCCGACTTCTTTATATCCCAAAATACCAGTTAATACATCAGTAGTTGCTGTTGTTGAAACATATCCCAACTCATTTGATGAATTACGGAATATCATTGCTGATGAATTTGAATTTGCATCGGTTCCTCCAGCGTTTGCTAAAGTTACTTTACCTTTGATATATGTTTGACCAGATGAACCCGTTACAATTAAAGCATCGGTATTATATGCGAAAGATGTTCCGTTATCAGTAATTAATGAATTACCAATTGCGTTTAATCCAGTCGCTTTCGGTACGGTGTTAATAGTTAAAGAAATTTCAGAACCTTGTGTTCCAAAAGTTGTTGTAATTGCTTTACCAGTTTCTCCACTTGCTGAAGTGAATAACCAATAATCACTTGTAGAATCCCAAAGTAAAGATGCTGAAACATTATTTGAACCACTATCCATAACTTCAATACCTGCGTATCTTTGGAATGGAGAGTAAGCGTTTAATCTTAAAATATTATCATCAATTTCAACAGTTGATGCTGAAATAATTACTTGAGTTGCCGAACCTAAAACAGTTAAGTTACCTGCGATAGTAGTTGAACCACTAACATATAAGTTTTTACCAATACCAACACCACCCGTTACAACTAATGCACCATCGTTATGAGTAGTGTTTTGAGTTGCGTTAGAGATGGTTGTAATACCTGTTACCGATACATTACCTGCTGTTTCTAATTTAATTGCTTCAGAACCATTTGTTGTATCAATTGTAATATAAGGGTTTGAACCTTCTTTTACTACAAATGCGTTTGAAACATTATCTTCAACTACATTATCAATAGATGCTAAAGTGTTACCAATAGTTACTTTTTCTGCACTATCAGTTGTTGCAACATTGATGTATGTATTTGAACCTTCTACTACTTTAAATGCGTTAGCTGCATCATCTTCAACTTCATTTGTAATTGAAGTAATTGTATTACCTAATGTAATTAACTCCGAACCATTTGATGTTGCAATATCTAAATAAGAATTTGCACCTTCTTTAATTGTAAATGCGTTTGCTTTACCATCAACAATTACATTATCAATTTGAGTTGAAGTATTACCTAAAGTTATTTTTTCAGAACTATCAGTTGTATTAAGTACAACATAATTGTTAGCTCCTTCAGAAATTGTTAATGCGGTTGCTGTATTATCTTTGATTTCAATATCAGTTGCAGTATTTGCAACATTTATTGTACCACCACTAACAAATAAGTTATCAGTAATTCTAACATTACCTGCACTTACATTTACACCACCACTTACATTTAAAGAACCCGTTTGAGTTGTATTACCTAATTGAGATAATGAACCCGTAAGTTGTACTGATGATGAAATGAAAACTGATGCGGTTGCAGTTAATCTATCTGATGCGTCTGTTCCAAATGTTGCAGAACCACTAACAGTAATATTGTTATAAATTTGAACATCTGTTAAATTGATGTTTTGAATATGTGCAGTACCACTAACGTGTAAGTTTCTCCAAGCTTGAGTTCCAGAACCTAAGTCAAATTCGTTGTTTAATTCAGGTAAAATAGATGAACTAATCTCTCCTGCGAATACAACTAAATCGGTATTTTGATTACCAATGTTGATATTACCACCTAAAGTGATATTACCTTTAATATTTGCGTTACCTTGTAATTCTAAATTTGATGCGGATATATCACCACTTGCTGAAATATTTTGAGAAACCGTTACACTACCTGTTACATTTACTGAACCATTTAATTGATCAATTGTAAGTTTAGTAACACTTCTTCCTTCTAAGTTACCGGTTAAATCAATATTTGAATTACCACCTGCTCCATTATTATTTAAGATGTATAAAGATTGGCTAGCCGGAGAATAAAAAGGAGTACCATCCAATATAGAACCATATATATTGGAATCTATTACTGGTGCGTTTGTACCTGTGTATATTTTTGATACGCCTACATATGCACCCGCTGTACCTTCGTCTATTGTATTTGGTGATCCAATTAATACGAAAGGTCCATTTAAGTCATTAATTGAACCGGATGCTACAATTAATTCGGCGTTTCTGGCAGTGGTTGTTTTAACACTACCTATACTACCCCTACGATGTTTTATAATTTGAGCCATTTGCTTTACTTTATTGTTATGGTTATTCTAATCTATAAATATGTTTTTTTCATATAAAAATGTTGATTTGGTTTAAATTAAAAAAATCCACCCAAATCTATAACACCTACATTCTGAATTGATGTGTCTTGGACAGGAGAAGTTGTACCTATTGTACCTACTCTTTGAATATAAACGGAAGCAGAAACTGCAGTTCTTTGTATATTATCTAAACTTGCTGTAACATAATTATCAACCACAGCCATAGCTCCACTTACAATTACGGAATATTCATCATCGGTTCTCGCTTTAAATGTTGATGAACCGGATACTATCAATGCAGATCCAGTTGAGTTTCCTACGATTACTACTGAACCCGTAATTGGAACATCAAAATTACTGAAATCTATCTGTTTTGGTTGAATTAACTCTGCCATTTATATCCTTTGTATATTATTATCTATAAATATTAGTATTTTATTATTGTTCAAATTTACCTTTAACATAAATATTTACTTTATCTTTATTAGTAGAATCAATACCAATGAATTCGTTTATTATTAGATTAACTCCTGTATCTGATTGCTCTATTGATAAATAAGATGGAGTTCTTACACCATTAACATATACATCAAAATTTGAACTTGTTATTTTAGTAGCTCCTTGTAAAGAAGTATTATTAAAAATTAATTTAATTCTTGTATCATTTAATATTTCAATAACATCTGGTTGTTTGAATATCCAATTTGCTGTTATATCTAATATTTCATCTCTAAATCCTAAAACTAAATCTTTTTCACTTCTTTGTATTGTAGTTGGATTTGGATTAGAACGAATTTTTGAATTAAATGTTTTTTTAGTTCTACTATCAAATGAAGTTTCATAATCATAAGTTTGAACGGATGCTAAACTTCCAGAAAATGTTTCACCTTGTAATTTTAAATCACTAGTCAATTTATCAATAAAAGATGCTCCAGGTATTTTATTAATATCTGTTTTAGGAACTTGCCTATCTAATTTTTTAGTATTGGAATTCCATATTTTCATTATCCTCTAAATTCTATATCTGCTGAAATGTGAACTTTATCCCTTTCATTTAAAACATATGCGAAATTTGATTTTTTAAATTTAATATTAACACCATCATAAATTTCTTCAATAATATAATCTATTGGACTTATTACTACGGTATTTATATAAACTAAAATTCTATTTTCATTTTTTTCTCTATGAATTTCTCTCAAATAAAGTTTGAAAAACCAATTTTTTGCAACAAAAGTATAATACGTGTCATCTATATTTTTAAATGTACATAGGGCCTGATTATCAGTATTATATGTATTAATCATATCTAAAAAACCGTTCTTCATTATAAATCAATAAATTTACCTATTATTGCAACTTCATATCCTGTTGTTTGAACATTATACCCCAACACTCCACTATTAAATGTTATTGTTAAATTATTATTTGCTATTACTTTTGAATATGCATTAACTTCTTCATAAACTCTAATACCATTTATATATACTTTAAGATTATCGTTATTTCCAACGGTTGATGATAGTATTGATGGTACTGATATAAATTTAATATTAGATGTTGTAAATATATTTTGTGCACTTGCCGTTAATACTTTTGAATTATTTAGATTTAACCAATCAATTACATCTTTATTATCATAGTATGGTGATGGTTTTGTTAAAACTCCCTCCAGTCTTCCGTTTGCGGTAACATCTGTTTCAGTAGTAATAACAACTCTTTTTGTTGACATTGTTTTTTTAATAGTTGGTTCTTCATCAAACTTTTCAGGAAGTAAATACGCTTTAACATTTAATGAAAACTCAACTCTATTAATTCTTTCCGTTCCTTCACCGACCTCATTTACAACATTGAAATCACCCAAAGATGTTCTAAATTTAAATTTTTCTTTATCTCCCCAATATGAACTAGAGTATTGAAGTTGTTCAATAACAGCATTTAAATGTTCTGTATATGAAGTCCAAACCATACAATCGTAATTCAATTCAACATATTCTGGCATTTGAATTTTGTATATTTCGTATTTTGGTTTTACACTTTGTCCTAATAATGTAAAACGATCGTATCTGTTATCTTTTGAATATTTTGTAATTCCCTGGTATGAAACGTGTCTGTTTAACATCGGCATTGCTTCATCTTTTGCAATAGATGTTCTTCTTATCATTAATAGTGGTAACTGAATTTTTCCATGTATATCTCTATAAATACCTTGTCTTCTTGCACCATTCCATCTTTCTGAATTACCATATATTACCGGTATTCTTAATGCTTTACCATTATCATCTAATGTTGGTAAAACTGTATCTTCCAAATAAGACATCATTGCATAATCAATATCAAACAAAGATATACTTTGTTTTAAATCGCCTTTATTTGCTTTTATTTGAGTTCCCCTATTTAAATCGGGTCTTAATGGATTTGTAGACATTTTATTTTATTCTTTCTTCTATGTTTAAATTTGATTTAGAAACCATAAATGTTTGGCAAACTACACTAAAGTTATTAGTTGGTTGTCCACCTACTAATTGAATTTCTGTTGTATTATCAATTTCGTAGTATGAATTGTTAAAATAAATAATATCACCAATTTCTGGATAAATATTTTTTTCTTGTAACATCCATCTGTCCAATTTAAATACTACGTTTTGATCAGTATCAGGACCAAATCCTTCATATCTTGCAGTTTCTGCATCCTTATTAATTAAGGCATATACTTCTACTCCAGGATGCCAGGTTTTATTTAAAGATTCACCATAAATGTTTACTTTTGTTTCATTTAAATTTATTTTAAACAAAACGACAGTATTTTGAATTACATCGTCTACCAATTCTCTTGCTAAACTTTTAAATAATTCTATATCTCTACCTACTAAAAACTTTGGCATATTATCCTACATATATTTTAAGTGGAACTTTTCTTAACATCTCTTGTTGGTGGTCAGATTCATGTGCTTTATTTTCCATCACATTTTTTCTGCTCATCTCTTCCAAATTTTCTCTCAATTGCGTTACCAATGCATCTTTCTCAACCTGTGCTTCTGCTCGCAATGCACCTCCATCTAATGCTATTTCTCCATCTGGTATAGGAACTGAGCTATATTTCTCCCTAATTGCTCCTAATAATTCTTTTGAAAGTGCGAGTGTATATTTTCTAATCCATTGTTTACCAACATCATTGATATTTGAGTATTGAATAAAATCATATGGAATGTCGGAATAATCGGAAAGTGAATCTGCTTGAATAGTTTGAGAATCATGTTCAAATTCATCTCTACTCATATATTCAAAATACACCTTATTCATAGTATTTTCGGTTGGAACCGGAAATATTTCTAATTTATTATCTACAATATTAAATGTGTGTGCCGATTTTCTAATATGGTCATTAAATTCAATTTGTTGCATTCTTAATACATCTTCATAAAGAGGCATCATTAAGAATTGTGCTGCTGGAGAATAGTTTCCGAATCCTAATTCACTCATTAAGTTTAATGTTCCTTGCGCACCTACCGAATATGGGTCAAAGAAACGTGTAATTGCAGGAACTGCTTCGTGAAATACTCTCGTAACATCAATTGTTGATGAAGCGGAAATTGATGAAGAAATTGATGCACTTGTAACGGTATCAATTCCTTGAGTTAAAAGGTCATATACTTGAACAGATGATGTTAAATTTACATATGCTTTTTTAATAGAGGTATTTCCACCTACACCTGCTAAAGTTCCATATTGTTGTGACATACGAACTGCAGTTGGTAAAAATGAACCATCTACAAGTGTTTGAGAATAATTTAATATTTTTCCTTTTGGTTGACCTCTAAGAATATCTAAGTTATTACGAAGATTGAATTGATTTACTTGTGCAGAATATTCTGAAACAGATTCTTCAAAACATGCCCAAATTTGTTCGTTATCTAATTCAATATTAATAATTGGATATCCAAGTCTTTTTGCTACCCATACGGATGTTTTTGGTGCATCTAATCTAAATTCAGAATCAGAATCATACAACCCAAATGGAGTTGATGCGCCTGATATAAAAGAACCTGATATTGACCCGGACCAATAAGTGTTTGCAGACATAATAAAAATTTATAGTTTTATACTACTATAAATATACAAATAAAAAAAGAGGAGATATTTCTATCCCCTCTTTCTTTTTTATTACTCTAATCCGTTAAGATTATAAAGTGTTTAAACCATTCACGATAATCTTACCGTAGAATTCTGGTCTAACGATCTTCTTAGCGTAACGAGTCATAACTCCTCTTCTTG